GCCATTGTATCTGGATTAATTGCTTTTTCAAATTGTGCGACTTTACCTGCCATAAATTTTCCTTAGTAAGTTACTCCACCAAAACGAGAGTGTGTTATTACATTGCTATTGCTTACTGCAAAACCATTTGCTCTTTGTCTAGGTACTATAGAAATAGCTATAGCATTTGACAAGGCATCTTTAATATCATCATGAGGTGGATGTCTCATACTTAGTTCTTCTTCAAGAGGTTGACAATTACCACCTTTATAATGCCATACTTGTTTGTTATGATACTTAGGTTCTAGTACCGAATTAATACGTTGGTTCTTATCTCCTAAATGTCTAGTAGGTCTAAACTCATCTATAACAAGAGGTATCCCATTTGGTTTAAGATAACTTTCTTTTAACTCTCTTACAATAGTTTGTTGAGCTACAGTAATTTCAGCACGTAGTTTTCTAAATCCCCACTTTTCCCAAGCTCTTAATATATGTTCATAATAATCTACTATACGTTCTGTTTTAAATCTATCTATATCTAACACATAGTAATTAGCTTGATGATCTACACCTACTACAACTAAAGCTGTACTGTCAGCTTGTTTACGTAATGAGAAAGCAAAGTCAATAGCTGCATATATATTTAACTTACGATCTCTAATATACCAATCACCTTCTTTATTAACTAAGACTGCTCTATCATAATATTGAAAGTCTTCTGAACTTAAGTTAGCAGTTTCTGTACTATTAGGATCATTATAATACTGTGCATAAAACTGAGTTTGATCTATATACTTAGCTTTAATTCTTGCAAGCTCTCTTGCATCAAATCCAAATACTTTACCATCTGATCTTTTTTGTTTAGCCCAAAGAAACTCACCTTCAGTTTCTACTACTCTTTGAAACAATTCATAAACTGCTTCTTCTTTTTCTAATTCACCTTCATCATCATAAAGAGATTCTTTCATGTTTACCATGGTATCATATATATCTCTAGGATGATAACGAGTACCAACAACCCACTCAAAAGCACCAGGATTTTCAATGGAAGCCAATTGGCTATATGCCGCTGCAACCTTATCTCGTCCTTCTTCAGTATAAGCATTACCTGGTACAACGATATCGTCAAGGACAACAACGTCAGCGTGGAAGCCAGTAGTATTACTAGTAAGCCCAACAGCTTTACAAGTAGCATCTCGAACTCCTTCCTCTTTTCTTCTTGGATGATCTACTGCAATCTCTGCAACAGCCCACTTCTCTCGTTTACCCTCTTCAGGATGTATCATGTCTGCCCAGTACCTTCTATAAATTGAGCTATCTATAATTTGTTTAATAGCATACAATTGTTTTTCTGCTAAGTCAGCAGTAGCTGACACATATAGTATAGTAGTTTCAGGATGTTTAGTAATCCACCAAGCAGTTCTATAAGCTACTAGTTTTGACTTCATATGACCACGAGGAAGCAATACTAATTGGTTAGCTTTAGAATCTTGTTTACACCACCATGCTATTAACTCTTCATGCACTGCACCTAACATTAAATGAGGTGCTACTAGTCGTATAAAAGTAAGCAGATCTGCTTCTGCTGCCTCTCTGATTTGGTCAATCTGAGTCATGTTATTTTTTCTTTTTAGGTTTACCCCAGTTGTTTTGCATATCTTTATATGCTTTAGCACTTATAGTAGATTTCTTTTTACTTCTACTAGTACCTGCTTTTTTTCTTTTATTTATATTCTCTACTAAACTCATTACCATTTAACCTTATCTGCCCAATAGGCTGCTGACATTTTACCTCTAGCTATATTCTTAGCATGTCTAGCTTTAAAAGATTTTTGTCTAGCTTTTTCTTTAGGTGTAGTAGGATTAGCTCCTGCACCTTTTTTACCTTGTTGACCAAAGCGAATAAGCTTTACTTGATCTCCTGATTTAGCTACAACAACATGAGATTTAGTTGGATGTCCTGGAGTACGTTTAGGTTTATTATATCCTGATACTCCAGCTCTTTCTAGTCTAGGATCTTTAGCCATTACTTTTTCATCTTTCTTAAAGTTTGTGCTAATCTAGCACGTTGACCAGTCTTACCTTTTTTCTTTGCAGCTTCTGCTAGTTTCTTAGCAGGAATCTTTTCACCTTCTTTAACACCTAAAGTTTTACGTAAAGCTCCGGGCTTTTTAATTGCTTCTTGAATCCATTTCTTAGCCATTATTTACTTATACCTTTCTGTTTCTCATAAGTTCTTAAACCTGCTAAACCTAACATTGCAAATGTTAATTCAAGTAATGCATCTGTTTGAAAGTTAGGTAGTGGTACATCTACACCATATAAAGTAATCATCCAGATAATTAATGGTTGTAATACAAATACCCATGCAAATCCTAAAGCAGCTACCCAACCTAAACATGGTCTCCAACCTGCAACCCATACTGATCTATGGGATGCTTCTACTTTGTTAGTTTCTGCTTGAGCTAAGTTTAACTGTGCTGCATTATCAATAAGAGCTTTTTCAATTTCTTGTGCTGCTTTTTCTTTAGCATTTTTATCTGGAATAACTCTGTCTAATACAGAACTAACTACACTAATTATAGGACCCCACATCATTTAAACACAGTCTCCTTCAAAAAATCTTTTATTTTTTTCAGCTTGTTTTTTTGTTTTAAGTACCAAGGGACGAGGTTTAGATTTAGAAACTCTTTCAGTGGTTTCTGAAGTAGTATCTCCCAAAGAATTATTGTTAGTATCACTAAAATTAAATAGCTCATCTATAAACTCTCCTGTAAAAATTTTTTTAAGTTTCTTAATCATAGTTCAGGTTTAGGTCCTTGCCAAGGTTTAAACTCTGCTTTATCATAAGACACTGGTTCATTTAATTCAAACCATCTTACAATAACTAAAGGTCCTTCTACATTCCAACAACCAACATGAGGTGCATGGTTTTCTTCAGTAGCTACTGTAAGATATTGATAGAAAGATCCCATCTGTTCAGGACAAGGATCTATAGTTAAATAAATAAAACCAACATCAGTAGGAGTAGCCATTACTTGAGGTAGTTCTTCTGCTTTTATTTGATTAGATATAGTAGTAACAAGTAATCCTATAAAACCTGCAACTAATGCCCAAATAAGTTTATTTAACATTCCTTCAATACGATCTAATCTATGATGAATTGTTTCATATCGTTCTGCACATAACTTCTCGTGAGCTGCTAGTTTCTCAGCTGGTGTCATTATACGCTCACTAATACACCTGTAAATGGATAAGCTGGTGCATCACTTCCAACATTTAATGCTCCACCACTATTTTGATAACCATAAACTTCTATATAATCTGTTGAACCATTCATATATGCTAGTGTTGAACCAGAAATATCTGGACCTTGATTATTATTTGGAATTGCACTTGATCTATGATAAAAAGAACCATTTTTATAAAATACAAACAATACTAAACCTGTAACATTTGGTGTGCTTCCTATTGTTGCATTTAGTTGATAATATCCAGCAACAGTTGGCGTGAATCTATAGTTAGTTGTTGCATCAAAGTTACTATTAGTATCAAATTCTTCTGTATTAAAATTTATCTTTGTTACTGTGTTATGTGATATAGATTGTTTTGCACTACCATAAGCACTAAATGCTGGACCTTTAGAATACAGTTGATTACTAGGTGTGATATTCCCACTGCTGTCAACAGTTAGGATGGTGCTACCATTCTGTTCTATCGTTGATCCCGATGCTGTGGGTTTTATCGCTATAGTCATTACTGTACTCCGTCTAATTGTTCCTGTGTAGGTTTAGCTAATGTAGGATGATTCCATTCTCTGATGTAATCACCTTTACCATCGCTGTCATTCTGAAGCATGATTGTACCAGTAGTTGGCATAAAATCTGCATCAGTTAAGTCTGGGTAAAGCGTTGTTATTTTTTCGTAAAGCGTCATTGTTTTCTCCTTATGTTTGGTGTAATAATACAACTGAAAAGCTACATCTGTTTGGTTCGACTGCTTTTGCAGCTCCACTGCTATGATATGTATAAAACTCTAAAGTATCATTTGCTGAAAGATGCAATAATTTAATGTGTGCATTACTGTGTTTTTCAGAAGTGCTATTAATTATATTACCATGTTGTTGCCAAGCATCTTTATGTCCTTTAGAAACACTACTACCTCCATTTAAATATATACCAGAATGTAATACATTAGGACCATCTCTCAATTCTATTGTATGATTTACAAGATATAATCCATTATATGGAACAGTATATGTATATGTTGATGTATTATAGTTACTTGCAGAACCAGTATAAAATGCTACAGTATCATACTGAACTTTAGTACCTGTAACATTACTAATACTTTGAGCAGAAGATGCATGAACAACAATAGATACAGGAGCTTGTGGTTTATATCCATTAGCATTGAACTGACCTACCTCTGTAGGATTATCTGCATTACCGACACCAATCCTTAAGGTTCCATCAGGTACTGCTGGCTGATAGATGGTAAAGTTATTAGATGCACTAGCATCTGTTCCGACTTGTAGTTTCTTTGATTTTACTGTACTCATACTGCCCTCGCTAATACGCCAT